AAGAGCAGGGCAAAACAATACACTGCAAATCTTCAAGCAAAAAGAGATGCTGAAGAAGATAGAAAGCGTATGAAAGATGAAATAAAGCAGGAACTTGCAAATGAAGCATACGATGCTGAGGTTATGTCACGAAGTCAAATTAAAAAGACTGGTGAAGGTGGAAGAATTGGTGCTGAACGTAAGAAAACTGAACCAGAAAAACGCAGAATGAGAGCAGCGGGTGGTGGAAAGATGGAGCCCGCTAAGACATACAAATCCCGCAAAGATATAGGTCAGCAGAGACAAGTATCCACAAGAGTTCAGCAACCAGAACAAGAACGTGGATCTGCTAGAGAGAGACAACTAGCAGCAGCAAAGGAAGAAAGAAAGAAAGCAGCACAGGCAAGAGCAGCAGCAAAGAAAGGTGGTGCAACTGCATCAGCAGCATCTAAACCAACTGCAAAACAAGCAGAGAAAACTGCATCACAACTGCTTGCAAAGAAAAAGAAAGCAACTGTATCACCTGACTATAAACCACAAAAAGCATCTGGATTGACAAGAAAGGAAAGAAATGCTTTAACTCGAAAGGGTGAAAGAGCATTGAGAGATCTTGTTCTTCAATCTACTGGCAAAAAATCAGAGAAAGAACTCAAGCACAAGTTCACTTCTGGATAATCGCAACAGGGATCCTCTAAAGTGTCCCTGTAGTATAACCACTAGCACCCTTTACAATCGTCTGTAAGGGTGCTATAATTGTTCTTTGGTATCTAACCACCTGCCCGTGACTATTACTCTTCGTCCTCATCAACAACGTGGATGTGATGCGATGTTGGTATATAAAAAAGGTCAACTTATTATGCCTACTGGTGCTGGTAAGACATTGACTATGATTACTGATGCACAAACTGCAATCAATCAGCAACAGTCTACTACGATTGTTGTTGTCTGCCCTCGCATCCTTCTGGCAGAGCAACTGTGCAGTGAGTTTCTGGAAGTTATTGACACCAAGAATGTTCATGTGATGCACGTTCATAGTGGTGAAACTCATCACTTTAGCAGCACCAAACCAGAGCAAATTCATATGTTTGCTAATGTTGCTCGCACTGCTGGTGATGCTTGCATTATCTTCACCACATATAACTCTCTTGATCGCGTACGTCAAGCAGATATTGAGGTCAATACGATTTACTTTGATGAGGCACATAATAGTGTAAAACGTAACTTCTTCGGTCCTACTGAGTTCTTTGCTGGTGTTGCTGATCGTTGCTATTTCTTTACTGCAACTCGCAAGACTTCGGTCACAATCAACAAACCAGGTATGAATGATGTTGATGTTTATGGTGACATCATTTGCCGTGTGAGTGCTCCTGAACTTGTGGATGGTGGTTATATCATTCCCCCTAAGATTCAGGCAAAACAGTTTGACATTCACAAGGCAAAGCAGATCAATCCTAACATTGACTGTGCCAATGTGTTGGATACGATTGATGATACAGACACCAAGAAGATCTTGGTTTGTGTCAAGACTACCAAGCAACTTATCAACTTGATGAGTCATACTGATTTCTCAGTTCAGTTGCTTCAACGCGGTTATTCTTACCTCTATATTACTGCCAAGACTGGTGCAGTTGTTGATGGTAAGAAAGTCAATCGTGAGGAGTTCTTCAACACTCTCAATGCTTGGGGCAAAGATCCTAGCAAGAAGTTTGTTGTTCTCCACCGTTCCATCCTGTCTGAAGGTATCAACGTCAGTGAACTGGAGACTGTCATCTTCCTCCGCAATATGGATGTGATTGAGATGACTCAAACCATTGGACGTGTGCTGCGTTTGGGTAATGACAGCAAGAAGTTCGGTCTTTGTGTTGTTCCTGTTTATTCGCAGGTTGGTATTGCTACCGAACGAGCATTGCAGAACGTTGTTGATACTGTGTTCGAAAAAGGTGAACTTCTTGATAGTGTGGTGCGTCGATGAAATTCAAATATACTAACAGCAATATCCTAGAAGCAAATCCTGGTCCTATTGGATTTGTTATTGGTAAAGGTGAATATGCTGCCATTCCTTATGGTAATCAACTGATGATTATTCACAACGGACAACAACTCAAAGTGTGTAGAAATGAGAAATCTGCTCATAACTTTATTGAAAATCACAAAAAGCAACAACAGAAACAGGGAGCCCCTAAAGTGTCCTAGTAGTATGAATACTGAAGACCAATCTACCAATCTTATTTCATTATGACTAAGCAATTCTATTTCTACTCTGATCCCGCAAGATATGAGGATCAGATCGAGTTGAATCGTATGCCAATGCTCAAGATTGGTGAGACAACTCAGGAGACAACCGCACAACGTGTCAATCAACAGGACACGACATCTTGTGCACAGACTCTTGATCTTAAACGTAGTTTTATTGTTCCTGATGATGTAACAGATAAACAGTTCCATGATTATCTTGAGCAATCTGGTTATTCTAAAACCAGACAAAATCGTGAATGGTTTTATATTACCGTAGAAGATGCAGAACATGAACTGAATAACTTTAAGAATGGTGTCTGTCGTGTTGAGAAATACTATACACCTCGTCCTCATCAAGACAGTGTAAATCTGCAGGTCTTGAATAAGTGGACTGGTGAAAAGACATTGATTCAACCATTGAATCTATGTGCAAGGTTTGGTAAAACACTTGGTGCTCTTGATTTGTTCAAACGATCAGGTCTTGAGGTTATGATTGTTGCCAGTTATTGGTTATCAGCTAACCAGTCGTTCGTTAACACCATTCGCCAACGGTTTGATATAACCTCCGACATTACAGTTATCAAACCTGACTACGAGGCATTCAAGTCTGCCATATCTACTGGCAATCGTGTTCTAATTGATGTATCTTTACACAAGGATGCTGAGGAGATCGATGAGAAGTTGATCTCTGCTCTGAGTGTATATAAGAAGATCATTTATATTGATGAGGCTGACTTCGGTGCATGGACAAAATCATCTCGTGCCACTGCTAATCGCTTTATCAATAGTGGTATCAATCTGGTGTGTGTTGCCACTGGCACTAACATCGATCGCGCATTGATTGGTTCATCTCAAGACATTGAATTGCCCATCACGGTATCATATATTGATCTGATTGAGGCCAAGCCAGATCATCCTAAACTGGATGATATTGTGGAGGTTGGTTGTGTCAACCTCGATGCAAATGACCTGTTGATTGATCATCTGAATGATCTAGATGAGACAGAATGTCCTAACATGGCCAAGATATTTGCCAAGAGAAATAATCATCTTGGTCAGTCAATTCTCAAGTCTCTTGTTGACAGTGAGACTGGTGACGATGTGTTCAACATGTATGGAGAATTGTATGGTCAGATTGAACACCCTGCCGTCATGTTGTTCATATCTGGCACCAAGGCAGATGTCAACAACCTGGTCAAGATTGGCAAGTCAATGACACCTCATTATAACTGGATTGCACTCCATGGGGAAGAAACAACCAATCGAGAATCAGAGGAGTTGGTGTTAGACACCATCAAGAATGGTGGTGGGATGAGAACAGTCATTATCTCATGTGGCATGGGTGCAAGGTCATTCAGTGTCCCCAATATCATCTCAGTGATTAACTGTAAGGATGGCGGATCTGTTGGTCCTGCTGTTCAACAAGCCTCCCGAGCATTTACTCCTGGATGTGATAAGACACATGGTTTGATTGTTAATTACTCCTTCAATCCTGAGAGGTCATCGACATTCGAGAGTGACCTGATTGCATCGGCTATGTCATACAATGACACCGACACAGAATCCGCCCTCCGCAGGGTGTTCGGTCTGGTCAACTTCCTGCGTAAGGACGAACACGGATACTTGATCAAATTGACACAATCAGAGTTTAATGAGTATGTCTGTTCAACAGATAACCTCAATAATATTGCCTCTGCTGTTATTGATTACGATGAATTGTTCACTGATGATCTATTGGCAGCACTTAACGACGTTGATGTTAAATCAATGAGCAAAGAGTGGCAGGGTATTATCAACAAGGCAAAAACCTATATCGAGACCACCAGATCCGAGGGTCAACCCATCGAGGACAATAAAACGATGAAAGATCTGATTAAGAAGATCAAGACGGTCATTGAGACCACGGGTAATGTTCATTACCTCGCACCTTATGGGACAAGTTATCAAGAATGCATGGAGACTATCGCCACTGATCTTGATAAGAACCAAGAATATATCAACTTGGTTGGTGTCTCTGCTAGTATCGTGCTTGACCACTTGATTGATCACCTGCCCACACAGTTTATGGATCTGATTGTTACTCAAGTCAAGAATGATACTACCTTTAGTTACTACGAACCTGTAGGTGCCACACATATTGGAGGATTATTTGATGACCTTGTGACAACTTGATAACTGGCATATACTCCCCCCACGTGGGGGGAGATTCAGATATGATTAGCATGTAATCGACAGGTTCAATGAACTACCGCAACCTATCATCATCTGCTGCAGTTGCCATTGCAACAACTATCAGATATGCAATTAAAACATATGATCGTAATATGATGTATGATTTGAGTTACAAACATGGGGGCATTAAACGTATCACTAAACTGTTAGTTGTATCTGGGTTTATGAGAAAATCAGAGCGGATATCGGCTATCAACCTGATGCCCAACATCAACAACCCATCTTGCAGGTATTGATATGTTTAGTATACTCTATGTAGCTAAAGATCCGGGACCAGGTGTTAGACAAGATCTTCACTCCTACAGAAATTGTAATGTTACCATTTGTGCCTGTAATCCAGGTTATGTTGACTCTTATAAATTATTAGGATATAATGTCATTACTAGAGACCAGTTATTTGATGGAGTTCAGATGAGATTTGACGTGGTAATTGGCAATCCACCTTATGGTTCAGGTGGCAACCTGGCTATCCGATTTCTGAATAAATGTCTTGACTTGTCTGATACTGTCACCATGGTATTGCCACTCTCAGTTCGCA